CACACCATTGCGGCACAATTCAGCCTCTGGCCGATAATCATCAATCATATGCTCGGCTATCTCGCGCCAATTCACAGCGTCCAGAAACGCCCGCGCATAATCCCGCGCCCAACCCTCGGACTGCGCGTCAATCGTTTCAGCCGCCATCTCGCGCAAGTATTGGCCAAGATCGTATGCGTCTAGGTCATTGTCGCTGCAATAGTCGCCGTCAAACATCTCCAGACGAACCCGCCACGTTTCGTAATTCGTCCAGCCGTTATAGGTGGTATCCTTATCCATCACGCCTCTCCCTTCGCTCTCTTAATCGCCCCTTGCGCTGCCATCCGCATACTTATCGCCGAACCACCGCAAAGCTCCGCCGCAACAATGCTCTCCAGCGATGCTATCATGCCCGCCACAGTCTCCCGCGCCTCAATCAGCTCCGCCAGCGTGTCGCGCATGAAAGCCCCTTCGGGGGCCTGTAACGCAATCACAGTATATTCCAGCGACCGAATCGCCCCGTCCATCGCATTAACAACGTCAACCATCACGCCGCCCTCCCAACAATCCTGCACCAGCTCTCGCCAGTCCTGTCCAAATAATGCCGCGCCTTGTGTCGCGTATCAAAACCGCCCTCGGTATAGGGCAGGGGACGAATCCCCTGCGCCGTTGTCTGGATTATATAATAACGCATCACGCCGCCTCCTTCGTCACATAACGGCGGACAGTCGCCCAGGCGTTCTCAACCTGCTCGGCAGGGAAATATTCGGGGAAGCTAACGACCACACACTGCGCCGCGCAATCCTCCTCAAACCATTGCGACGAACCAGACCAATATTTCGCGTAGTCCTTCATCTCTTTCGAGATACGGGGAAGCAATTCACGGGCTACCCAGATGCCGCCATGCGATGCAGTCGAAACATAAATGATGCCCTCGGCGATGACTTCTTCGTCCTGCACGATGCCCCAAGGGGAAGACTTTCCATTCAACGTAAACGTCATTTCAAATACCCTTTCTCAATTCATTCGGTCACAACGTCACACTGCAACCTAACGCCAGTCTTACTTCAGCGCATTTGCGTATGTCAACACACAATCGACAACAAAAGCGCCATCATCAAATTAAACCGATAAAATACCAAAATGTCACGGTTTTGCCCAAAAATGTCACGGATAGCGTGACAAATAAGTGTCTGATATATAACGGAAATAATAGGGCCGAATCGGACCTGTGACAAGTTTGTGACAAACAAGTTGTTGTTTTATATGGATAATCCGAAAAATGTCACGGATTTGCCGAAAACATATCCCTATATATACTCCCTTACCCATGTATACAGTTGTATACATTTTTATTTTCACGGGGTTATATATATATATAAATCATGACATTTAGAAATATATATAAAAAAGGGCGGATTTCAGCCGTTTTTTCTGTCACAAGAGCGTGACATTTTTGGAAAATCCGTGACAAAGTATATCTAAGTCATTGAAAATAAAGGCCTGTTTCTGTGACATTGCGGAAAATGCGTGACTGGTGGGCATATTCAACAGTTTGCCAACAGCGTCAGCAGGGTGGGCAAAAAAAAGGAGAGCCGAAGCCCTCCTGATTCGTTCGATGGTTCCCCTGCCTCAGTTATAAATCAGGTTCGGGCAGGGCGGCATCGAGTCCCATGTATCATGAGGGAAGGCTGGTTCGTCTGCTTGTATCCATGAAGCGCCATAGGAGCCTCGCTCAATGCTCTGTCCTCCATATCCGCAGTCACTGCCTAGCCAGAGTTCCTTGATGCGCTCACGAACCTCCTGAGGGGCTTCACGGGCACGGGCGGAAAGCTCTATCATAACTTCTTCTAGGTTGTCACCTTCCACCGATAGCGGTCGATACTTGCCCAAGAAATAGATTGTTCCGATGTAGTGCGTCATGGATCAGTTACCTTTCACTGTATGATAGATCGTAAGGATGCATAGGGCCAAGACGCCCCAGAAGAATGTTAAGACTGCGATGTGGGCGATCATGCGAGGCGCTCCGTGTCCAGTTGGCAGGCGTCGATGAAACGCTTGCGGTCGAAGGACGGGTTGTCCTGACGCAACCTCTCGGCCAGTCGGTGCGCGATAGTCTGCAGGCCCACCCGTTCGCCTGATAGGACTGCCCGTCCGTTGGTGGTTAAGGTCAGGCCTTCATCGTTGGCGATGTCACGGCTAAATTGCGCGATGGTGTCGGCAATCAATACATAGTCTTTGCGTGTCATATTCAAGCTCCAGTCATTGCGTATAGGTTGGCGGTAATCACGATTAGGGCGAACAGGCCCAAGCGGATTGCTAGGTGGATTTGCGTGTCGGTCATTAGCCAAGGCCTTTCATCGCTGCGCCTGTTGCAAGCGCGTCTTCTGCATCGCTGGTATAGTAGGCAATCGCCTCTTCCCGTTTCGCGTCTAGGTTGGGGAGCGTCACCCGATACTCTTCCCAATCTTTCGAATAGGTGGCCTTGCATCCCATTGCCTTAAGCTGCGCTAGTGTTTGCTTGATGCTCATGTTGTGTTTCCTTAGAACTGTGACAGCCAGCCAGTCCGGCCATCGATGAAAGGCTAAAAGCCAGCCCCGTAAATAATAGCGTCAACAGATATGTCAACAGGCTTGTCATCAGGTGCTGCATCAGCTCACCGCAATATGTCATCAGCTCACCGCGCAGGATGGAACGCCTACGCGTGCGCGCGCGGATGCTATGCGTTGCCCGCGCTGGAACCGGACAGGCTCGCCGTCGGACGCTGGCCAGCACCCCCACCCACCCACTTTTGGCCGCGCAGGCGGACAACATACTAGTATACACCCACCCAGCCTTACATTTCGCGCCAAAACGTTTGACCTTGTTTTCCACCCCCCTACCCCCGATAATGCCCCCCTTTGTTTATATTGGTGGATCCAAAAAAATTTATATATTGTTTTAATGTCGTTGATGATTATAGAGGATGGATATGGATTGGGATGATGACGGATTTGGCTTAGGCTCGTTGATCAGCGAGGATGCTGAGGTTGCGATGCGTGAGGACCGTGATTTGGTTTTTGCGCGTGAGTATGTGCGTCTGCGTGCATTGAAGTCTAAGAACGCTGCTGAGTTGGCGTGTGTTCGCGCTGGGATTACGAACCCTGAATATCACATCAAGGTAGTTGCGGAGCGTCAGTTGGCGCGGGTTGAGGTTCAGCGTTTGATTGCTGAGGCTGAGACATCCGGGATGGCGATTGAGCGGACGGAATACACGCGTGATTTGTTCTTGGATGAGTTGCAGGCGGTGCATGAGCGTGCGTTGGATGCGAAGAACTTTACGAGTGCGATTAGTGCGGTGAAGACGCAGGCGCAGTTGCTAGGGTTTATGGATCAGACGTTGAATATCAATCACACGGTGACGGCGAAGGATCTGGATCTGCAGACGTTAAGGGCGATGGTTGCGGATAGGGCGAAGCCGGCGATGGTTATTGAGGCTGATTATAGGGATGTTGAGTGATGAAGATTAATCAGTGTTTTGTGCGTGGGTTTGCAGGTGACAGCGATAAGCTGGGTATGCCGCTCACAATAGTTGGGGATGGAACGTCAATCACGCTGACCAAGGGTGAGGGCTTTGATGAGTGGTTGGCGGATGACAGTAAGATTGTCCTGCACGACGATACCGAGACTACCTACACCGCCCAGAATCAAGAGATGCTGCGTCGGATCGTGATGGCATGGCTACACGGTGAGGAGTTTGAGGGTTGATATATATCCGTGACGAGTGTGGGCCGGTTAGGACGGGGATTAACGTGTACCCGCGCCGCTCAGGCAGTCTTGGGTTTATTGTGGCTCTGGGCCGCTTTCGGTTCATGCTGCGATATTCGCGGGTGTGGGGTTCGCTGGACTGTTATGGGTGGCGCGTGTGAAGTACCGGAGGAAGCCGCTGACCGTAACGGCGAAGCAGTGGACTGGGCATAATTTGCCTGAGATTGCCGCCTTTATCGATGATGATGTGACGGTCAATCGGCACAGTCAGATCGTATTGGACACCGCATTCGGGGAAGAGCTTGCGTCGCCTTATTGCTGGATTGTAAAGAACGAGATGGGGCATGTGACAGCACTGAGCCCACAGGCGTTTTCAGACACGTATGAGGCTATCTAGGAATGAACGATAACCTGACGATGGATGACTTGCTGGCGGAGCTGGTAGCCCGCGAGGAGGCGATGGCATCGTTTGCTGCGTATATTGAGTATGTGAGTGGTTTGAAGCCGCCCCCGCACTTGAAGTTGATCTGTGACAAGCTGGATGAGGTTGCTGAGGGTAAGATACAGCGACTGATGATTTCGATGCCTCCGGGGCATGGTAAGTCGTTTGCCGCGTCGCATTACTTCCCGGCCTATTACTTGGCGAAGAACCCGACGAAGAACGTGATTTTTGCGACGCACAAGCAGGAGCTGTCGGATTCGTTTGGTCTGAAGGTTCGTAACGTGATCAAGGGCGACGAGCATAGGCGGTTATTCCCGGATGTGGGGATTAGTGCGGATAAGACGGCTGCTGGCGAGTGGATGACGACGCAGGCTGGTGGTTATCACGCGACGGCTGTTGGCGCGAACGTGACTGGGCGGCGTGGGGATATATTGATTGGGGACGATTTGCTGTCGGGTATTCAGGCGGCTGAGTCGGACAGTGAGCGGAATAAGTTATGGGCATGGTACGGTGCGGATTTTTTCACGCGTCGTAAGAACAAAGACACGCCGATCATCCTGATTGGGACGCGCTGGCATTTGGGTGACCACATGGGTCGCTTGGATCAGGGCGAACGGGATGGTGAGGGCGAGAAGTGGGAGCGGGTAATTTTGCCTGCGCTGGCGGTGGATAACGACATTTTGGGGCGAGAGCCCGGAGATGCGCTGTGGCCGGAACAGTTTCCGAAAGAGGAACTGGAGAAGATCCGCCGCCAGCCTTCCACGACGAGCCGTATCTGGTCGT